ACCTTGCTCCGATGAGGTTATTTGTTGAATGTAATTGAGTAAATTCGTATCTTGAGCAATGCTGAAATCGGCAGACGCCGCGGTCCCTCCGAGCGTTGAGGTCCCCGTTGTCACGCTGCGAGCACCTTGGTAGTTGACCTCGGAATATGCAAGAACGTTATTGATTCGCGTACTTGTTGACTCGGCGGTCGTGGTGTGCGCGTTAAGTTGAAGGTTTGCAAAAACCGTGAAATTGTCGGAGCATTGTGCAAACATCAAATCGTTATTTGCGAGGTCATAGTCAAGATTCCAACTCGTAATAAGTCCGGTATAGATTGCGATTCCGTTTGCATTGATGATAATCGGCAATCGAGGTTGAATGCCCGTTGTACCGGTGGAAGGTGACCCAATCCAATATGGCGATGACGTGTTGAGCGGGTCAAGGGACCGACCTTTGTTCCAAAATGTCACCGTTGCTTGACCCGATTGGAACTCTTGCAATTGTCGAGAGCGCCCCCGACCGATGTTTATATTTTGCACCAAACTTGTCAAGTCGACATAGGTGATTCCGCCCAAAGTGCCTCGGCCCGTAGTGTTGAGGACGCCGTTGACCGCGTCGTCAAGGATAAACGGTTGCCCAAACGCGGTTGTCGATTGAAACCCGACGAGGACTTGAATCACCGGTTGAGTCATACGCCCACAAAAACCGTTCCGCTTACGCGCTGGGCCGCCAAAATTGCGTCGATGATTTGTTGACCCATTAGCGCCGGGGTTGCCACAAGGCCCGCACTCACGTTGACCGTGATGCCTTTAGCAGCGTTTAAATTCTGCTGAGCGGTATTCACGCCGCCGCCAAAAAACGCGGTTGACGAACTCAATCCAAGTTGATTTGCTGCACCGGCAAGACTCCCCAATGCCTCTTGGAATTGTCCGAATACTCCCGGTATCCCAATCATCTCATCGGTGACCGCGGAGCCCGCAACGGGTCCGAGGTTTAAGAGTTGAGCAAGACCGTCGGGACCCAGACCGTACCCAACGAGGGTTGAGAGATTAGCGGCGAATTTCTTGGCCATTGTGACTTGCTTGGCAAACTCGCCCACCGTGGTCATTGAGGCTTTTTTCTGCTGAGCCGTCGTCAAATTGGTTTCGGCATCGGCAACGCCCTGAATCGCTCTGGCGAGATTGTCCGCATCATCAGACTGCTCAGCCGTGTTGAGAGCCTCATACGCCATTTGGCGGGCCTGTAGCGCGGTCGTGACGGCATCGGCGGCGGTTGCATTGGTGTCAAATGCCTCTCGGAGGCTGACCATACCGGACAACTCGCCCGACGTGCTTTTGGCAAAATCTGCCATTTCTGCCCGAGCCTCTTTAAGCGCGTCTCGATATTTCTCAATGGATTTTTTGGATTTTTCCTCAAGCGTCTTGGAGAAATCCTTTGTTGACGTGTCCGCGGACTTTGTGCCGGTCTTGACTTTGTCAAGGACTTTGACCGTATCGGCGGCGGCAATGTTGTTGGCAATATAGTTTTCGCGCAATCGTCCAAATCGAGCCGCCTCAGCGTCAACGGCGTTTGTAATTTCTGCGGATTTTTTGGTGTGGTCGCTTGTAAGCCAAGTCAACGCTTTGAATAATGGATTGACTACGGAAATAGCGTCTCCAAGTAAATCAAAAGCATCGCCTAACAAACCAGTTTGAGGAATTGCACCTTTGACGTTATTGACAAAATTTGAAACTTTTGTGGTCACAACTGCAAGATTGGTGGCCAAATTGGTCATTGGCGTAAGGACGAGATAACCGATTGATTCCTCAAGTTCACCGACCGCAATTTTTAACTTCTTGAATCCGCCAGACGCGCTATTCGCTGCCGTTTGGGACATTCCAGCAAACGATGTTTGGAGTCCAATGAGCACCCCGTCAAGGTCTTTTGCTTTGACCGCGTTTTGGTCAAGCGGAACTCCTAATTTGCTGAGGGCTCCAAAATTTCCATTGACCGCTTTTGACAAACTTAAAGAAACGGTCGTCAAATCCTTATTTGTTCCGGCGGAAATATCTAATGCCAAATTCATCAAGGTTTGAGCCTGAGTGACGTCCTTGGTTGCTCGAATAAGGTTGCCAAGTGCCGGGCGCAATTCATCGTCCGTTACCGCGGCGCTCAGCATTGTTTTTGAGATATATCCTTCAACCGCTTTGATTTGTTTATCGGTCGCACTTGTGTTTGTGCGGATAGTTTGCTCAAGCAGATTGACGGACTTTTCGTCATCGGCTGCGGCTTTTACCATTCGTCCTAGTTCGGCTGTAACCGCACCGATTGAAATTGCACTCTTGAGCGAGTTCGTGCCAATCCCGGCAATAGATTTGTTTGCGGCGTCGGCTCCGGTCTTGTTGTATTCGGTAAGAATGTCAACGATAATTGCCACGGGTTAGCCTCGCTTCAACAAACTTTTGTTGGTCTTTTGTTCAATGATTTTGACCTGAGTTTTGACGTAGGCGGTAAGTGCCGGAATATGAGATTCCGCACCCGGCCACATATAGCGCGACGGTCCTTTTTTGCCTTGACGGTCGCCGTCCTTGTGCGGAACATCTACGCCCTCAAGATTAGGGACAAACGTTTTTGATTTGCCCGCATTGCGCGAACCCGCTACGTCATAGATTGCTCCGGCGGCGTTGCTCTGGATGATTGAAAACATCGCGTAGTTTTGACGACTTGCCTTTTTCTTTTTCTTGCTCGGTCCGCCACTCTTAAATCGAATACCGGCTTTGACCCGAGGGAAATTCCAGCGTGTCGAGTCTCCGCGGTCTTTAATCAAAACGCTATTTGCCATTGAATTAAGCGGGTTACCGTCTGGGTCAAGGTTGGTCAAGTATTGCCGAACCGCTTGAATAGCGGGTTTAGCCTCGCGTCGGATATTGGCGTTAATTTGCTTCACCGTTTCGGGCTCAACCTTTTTAAGAATTGCGAGCGCCTCCGTGAGTCCGTGGACTTGTGCGGATGACTTGGCGCTCATTTTTTGTTCCTATCGATAATCGCTTGATTGAGAGTGTTTGCAAGTGTCAACGGCATTTGGATAATTTCCGAATATGGAATCCCGTTGAGGATTAGTCCGGCAATGACTCCGTGGATACCGTCACGCCAAAAGGGAGACGTTCGACCTTGTACGAGATACCTTTCACCTCGTCTTTGAATTTTTCAATGTTCGTCACACGGCCCAATTGTTTATGAGACAAATAAGCCAGAGTGACGAGATATTCCATTGAGAGGTTCTCGTCAATTGCTTTGATAATTGAGACGGTGTGCAACCGTTCAAATTCCAACAATGACGAAACCGTCAAACAAATTTCGTGTTCGCTGCCATCGACGAGCACCGTCGCGATAAACAACTCAAACATTAGGACGTCGCTGAGGTGTAGAGGCCACCTTGAAACGAAATCGCCCCGGTAGAGGCAAGGTCACCCACGGCACCATTTATCGGACTTAGGCTCGACATAAGGCTCGCCGAGAGTGTCAGAGTCGGATTTGACGCACTCACCGCGGCGGACGTTGGTCGCATAATCACCGTGGTCGGAGTTCCGACAAGGGTGTTGAGAGTTGCCCAGACCTTAGAGGCCGCAAAATCTTGGTTGAACGTAATCGTTGCTGAGTTGTTTTGAATGCCACCAATAAAACTATGTCCGTTGGTGCTCGTTGCCGAAAACGCGGTTGATTCAACGGCGTCCACGGCTTGAACGAATTCAACCGAGGAGACGTATGAACTCAAATCAATTGCGTTGACTGAGCAGAAAATATCTTTGTTGACGTAGATAGCCATTTGTTATTCCTTTTCCTTTTTGGGTTGTGTTGTCGGTGCAATATGCCCCGAGTTAATAAGAGCATCAATTGAGCAACCGTCGAGTTCCTCGTCGGTTATTGAGTCTCCGATTGATTTGTTTGCGACCATATCGGTCAAGACTTTATACGTTGACATTTTGCTCCTTAAGCGGGATATCCGACCCAAGGGACGGTGATTTGGTAAGCGGGTAGGTCTTGCCCTCCGACGCTGTAGACGGTACTACTTGCCGAGGTTGCACCCGTGGCATCGATGACAATGTCGACGAGGTTGAGGAGAGCAATGAGGGCGTCCAAGTTGCCGGGTGGCGGCTGGACCGCCGTGACGATGAACTCCATTGAGATTTGTACCGGCGTTGAGCGCGTAATTGTCGGAGGGTCGATGATAACGCACCCGGGACGAATGTTTCTGGCATCCGACACAACCACCAAGGACGCGTCCTCAAGAGTCTCGACAAGACGTTCACGCGCTTCATTGCATCGGCCCACTATGCGACCTGAGCACGGTTGCAACCCCAGAGGCGGAGGATTTGACCCATTGCTCCAACGGGAGCGGGTGTCGACATTACGTCAAACGACTGAAACGAATCAAGCGAGCCGCGCTCACGGTAAAGAGCAGCCGCGTACATCGTCGTCCCGAGTTGAACATCGGAGCCACAAGTTGACACGGAATCCGTATAGCCCGCGGCTTGACGTCGACGATACGCGACCGCGTTAGCCGCGTCGGTGCAAGCGGCCACGAACAATTCGTCGTTCATCGTTGCCGGGTCAATGCCGAGCCAATTCAAAACGTCTTGGTCATCAATCCAAGTCACCGTGACGGAATACTCAATTGTCCCGACCGCTGCTTCGCGTCCTACATCGTCACCGACATTTTCAAACAAAACTTGGTTGGGAATCGTAACGCCTACGTTGTAGGTGTAATCGCCTTGGTCGTTGACTCCCGTGAATAAATATTCTGGTATTGCGCGAACAAGTAATGACGTATCGTCAAAATCGTCACCGACTCCCGCGACGTCAATGAGGTCACCGACGTCGAGGTCGTGAGGCGTCAAGGTTTGCAGCACGGCGATATTTTCTAATCGCATTCTATTAGTGACCGTAAAAGTCGCCACGCTGAAATCCTTTTCGTTTCTCGGTGTTAGTTAGTAGGACGATGCCTTGATGAACTTAGTTGCATCAATCATCAGCGTCCCGAAATACCCTCTCCAGGCAATCGTGGTTGAGAGAGTTGAGGGGTTTGCAATGCTCAATGCTCCGCGCTGAGTTTCCCAGCATTCGAAACCACTTGGGTCCCCGAGAATCAAGGTATCGGCCGCAAAATTGCGGTCAACTACAACGCGCATTCCAAACGCGGTTCCGTTGTCGCGGTTACCTTGGAGGTCACCGTAGGCGTTGTATGGTCCCACGTTCGGGAACAATGGTCGTCCGGCGTCGTCGGTCAAACGCATCAAGTCACCCCATACATCCGGGGAGCACCAAAGAGTATTCGGGAGGTTTCCGTTTGAGTCTGACAAAATGTCTGACGCTGCTTGAGCAATCCACGCGGCCCAATCTGCGGGAACCGTTGGGTCTGCAAATGCGTTGGAGTTTGTCACGGCGGCGAGAAAATCGTCCGCGGTTTTGTTGTCCGTGCCATTTGCATAAATTCGACCCATATCGTCAAGGAGAGCGCCGAGCACGTCCGGTTGGGACCAATCCAATGTTTGTTCGGACACATCCACATATCCGCCGAAGGTGTATTTCGTGACGGTGTTTGCCGTGACGACCATTGTGCCTTGAGTGAGCGCGGTGTTTTGTGTGCTCTGGACTCCTTGGGAGACGTGAGTTGTCACACTTGGACGAATGAATGTTGCACCCGCCATTGGCATTGCGCGAACTCCAAACGAATCGACGACAGGACGAGTCCCTCGGAAATTGTTGTAGATAGGAGCCACAATCGGTTCTGGAATGATGCCGGGAACATCAGAAGTAATGACGTTCGGCGCACTAGCGCGGAGGTTTGCGGAGAACTCAGCAAAGACGGAACCGCCAGCGAGACTTGCTTGAATATATTCAACTGCGGTTGGCATTTTGAATTCTTTTTTCGGCGCTGCAAAGAGCAACTCCGTTGGTTTTGTTGCAGCCTCAACGACTGCGGTTTCGATTGGTTCTGACATTTCTGTTTCCTTTTCTGTTTCTGGTTGGGGTTCATCATCCTCGGGGGTCGAGGCTGCGACTTGTAAAATTTTCGCGTCGGTAAATGCTCCGGCGGTAACGAGTGATAACTCGCTCCACGTTGCTTTTGTGACGGTCATCGTTCCGGTCTTTTTGTCAATTGTGTAATCAATGGGCTCGGCTCCTACGGAAACCGCGGTGACCACGGAGTCAAGCATCAAGGTCATTTGGTCGCGCCCGGCTGCGGTGTCTGAGAGTTTTGCCTCAAACATCATTCCGGTTGAATCTGAAACGCGTTGAGTGACAATTCCAACGGGACGTGAGGAATCGTGAAACTCAAGAAGGACCGGCGCGGGACCGTCAACGGGGAGAGAGCCCTCAAGGAATTTCACGCGCTGGCCCGTCGAGACGGTTGCTTCAACATTCCAAGGAATGGCGAGGCCCGTAATAGTGCGACGAGGCTCGGTGCTACCGGGTGCGGCGGCGTCAAGCGTTATTGGTGTCGCTTCAAAACGAATCATTGGTTTGCTCCTTGGGGGGTTTGGACAATTGGTTCAACGGGAATATCAATTGCAAGTTCCCCGAGGTACGACTCGACGTCAAATTTGACGTGGCGTCCATTAGGCAAAACATCATTCATTGACAAACGTTCATCTATGGCGTGGGCTAGGGGACGTGACCCGAACTCGTAAAGTTGACGTCGAGAATCTTGAGCGTTTTGATAGGTCATCCCCGGAATACCGATTCCAAGAATCCACGCGGGAATGTTTGACAAACGTGAGAGTTCCAACGCTGAGTGTTGACGGCCCTCCGTAATTTGCAACTTGCTGGGGTCTTGGTCAAACGAAACCCAATTGACAAAACCGTTTAGAGCACCTATCGAATTTGTGCGGCGAGCGGCGCTCCAGCCTTGCGCGAGTTCACCAAGTTCGTCCGCGGTCATCGGCTCGGAGTCTTTTGTCTGCTGCAAATAACCGGCGGCAATTTCATTTGAGGCAAATCGCTCGGCTGCTTGGTCAAGTCTGAGCGCGGTGTTGATAACTCGACGACCCATAAAAATTATCCCCTGAGTTGGGGATAAGAATGTTATTACGTTTTCGGCATTGAGAGGCATTCCGTTGAATTGAATTTCCGACGGATTGCCGAACCATTGCGGACCGTTTTGTCCGGGCGTTGAGATATTGGATTGAGGGAGCCATTGAAACGTGGCGGGAAAACCGTTTGCATAACGTGAGGTCACGGCCCACATAGCGCGACCGTACATAAACAAATCACTCACGGTTTGAGAGATGATGAAATTACGCGTAACCGTTGGGTCTGGGCGCGTCATCCACGATTCGCCCGGCACATAGATTTCCTCGTATCGCTCGCCGGTCCATTGGAGGGTGTAGGACTGTAGGTCTAGGCAAGCGATAGAGGATGCCAACAAATCTCGAGCACGGTTTATGGTCGGGATACTGAGGGCGAGTTCTTCCATAGTCCCGACAGAATACGAAAAGAACTCGCCGATTTGAGAGGCTCCACCAGAGGCAGCGCGGACGGGCTCGGAGTTAAACGCGCCGGTCGTAATCTTGCGATTGAATAGAGCCATTGGTCAGAGTGTGACACACACAAAACCAATTTGCGAGCGTCTCAAATAAAGATAGAGAATTTCAAGATGAGGCAAACGCGGCGCGTTTTGGTGCGACGGGACGGCTCGACATTGCGACCGCAAAGACGAGGCACCGAGCGAGTTCAATAGCGCCGGGAGAGCGAGTTGAGGACAAAGTCAATCCCGCTTGGTGCTTGACCGGTACGGCCCGAGCAACGTGCTCGTTGAGCAACAATTCCCCGTGATGCTTGACGCGATTTTCTTTAATCATTTGGCGAACTATGGCGGTCCATTTTGTCATTTCCCGATGACCAACCGTTGTTGTCTTGGGTTTAAGTTTTGCGGGTAATTGGATTTCCAGCCCAGCGCCAATTGCCAATTGCAACGTGTTGTCCGCGCTCATCATTTTTTCTATGGTTTTCCACGCTCCCGCAAGAGTCGCCTCAACAAATGCAACCTCGACAATTGTTTCCTCGTCAATCTTTTTTGCCCGGAGTCCGACGACGCGGTCTTGAGTCAAGGATTGGTCAACGGCAAGAACGCCGCCGTCACCCAAGGCAATTTCCGTTGTCAAGGACTCCCATAGACCCGCCTCCAGCCAACTTGTAGCAGAAGCAACAAAGACGTTGCACGTTGCGCGCAAAAATGAGCCGCGCTGCATTGTCAAAGATTCGGCCCGGAGAGTTTCTACGTCGAGGGTGTGACCGAGTGCCGGGTTTGCATAGGCCCACGCCTCCGGAGTCATCGGGTCGATGTTGTGAGGCGGCGAATACTCCGCAAAATAATAGTTGCCCGACTCGTTGGGTTTATCAATTGCCCGCAATCCCATTTCTCGTTTTGCCAAGAGCGTCGCACTCGCCTCGGTCCCGGCGGTTGACCACATTGAGCAAAGTGCAGACTTGCGAGCCTTTTGGGTGGGGATAATGGCGTCGTCAATTATTGAATCGCCAATTGCCCAGACCTCATCAATAATGAAACAATCCACGGTGAGGCCGTGAAAATTGGTCGGGGTTGCGGCGCGAGTCCAGAGTTTGGAGCCGTCTGGCATAACAAGACCCATTCGCCCATACGACCAAGACGCCTCGGCGCGAAATTTTTCAATGAGAATTGGTGCAAGTCGCTCGAACAACAATGTCGCAATGTCCAGACGATGCGCGGTCGTGACAACATTTTGTGGACGGTCCCGTCTGGCGCCCATTGTGCAGAGCCACCAACCGGCAAGAGCGATTTGACACTCCGATTTTCCATTTTGACGCGCTACGGAAACCAGCGATTGGCGATTGAGCAAATTGCCTTGACCGTCGTGGGCAAGTTGTCCCCGGAGGACGTGCAATTGCCACGGCATCATTTTTGTGTCAAGAAAACGCTCGGCCCAATCCGCGCACTCGTCTCCAAACGTGTCATTACCTACTATCTCAACATTCTCGGTTTCTGAGAATGACCACTCAGAGCGTTTAGTCTCTAATCGGGGAAACTCTTGTTTCATAAGGCTCAATCCGTCTGAATCCCTTATAAAATAGGGGTTTGAACGAG